GTTCCTAAGAATATAGCAGAAAAGTTTTGGAAGTCTAACTTCCCTATTATTGGTAATACGGGTAAAGTTATCCTAGTATCAACCCCAAATGGTGCTTCTGGTCTATATTACGACATTTGGCAAAGTGCCAACAAAAAAGACGGTAATTACCCATTTGCCCCTTTCAAAGTTGATTGGTGGGAAGTTCCAGGAAGAGACGCTAAATTTAAACAAGATATGATTGCATCCCTTGGAATAGTTGGGTGGAAACAAGAATATGAGTGTAGTTTTGAAGGATCTTCAAAGACCCTTATAAATGGTGAGTCGCTTGAAAGATTAGCTAAGATGGTTAAAGACCCTATTAAACGAGAGAGTGAATATTTTTCTATATGGGCAGACCCTAAAAAGGGAAGAGTTTATGTTGCGGGGTTAGATGTGGGTACCGGATCTGGTAGTGATAACTCGGTTATAGCTATATTTGATGTCACAAACTATTACTCATCAGGGTTTTATGAATTAGTAGCTTTATATAAAAGAAATGATATTAATGTATTTGATTTTGCGGGAGTAGTTGAAATTATAGCTAAAAGATATAATTATGCTTCTTGTATATGTGAAAATAACGGAACTGGTTTGGGTGGTATACTATTAAATGAGTTATATACGGAAAAAGGTTATGAGAATGTATTCTATGATTATGACAATCAAACCCTTGGAGTAAACGCCAATTCTCAAACTAAACCAATGGCTACAACTAATCTTAAGGAGGATATGGAGGGTGATATATGTAAAACTTACTCTATTACTCTTTTGGTTGAATTGCGTATTTATGAGGAAAAGAATAGCTCACCTGGCAAATTCTCAGCTAAAAGAGGGGATGGTAATAGAGATGACCAAGTATCGGCTTGTTATTGGGCTGCCTATTTGCTACGTTCTAAATGGTGGGATGACAATAAAAACGACTTTTATAATAAGGTAATTCCACAACAAGCCAATAGAACGGAAGAAGTTCAAGCAGAGCAAGAATTGGAAGATTTTAAGAGAATATTTAGCGACGGTGGAACAAAAACCCCCGAACAAGAGATGGAAGAATTTGAGCGAGAAATGCAAGGTGAAAAGTAAAAAAAGCCATTTTATATAAATAGTGTTATATTGGAAAGTAAATGATTCGGCATATAAATATGTTTTGAAGAAACATTCCATAAGGAGAACACACAATGGCACTTCAATCTCCCGGCGTACAAATAGTTGAAAGAGATACAACCCTTAGAATCGCAAGTGTAACCAGTTCTGTTGGTGCTATAGTTGTTGCCGCAGAAAAGGGACCAATTAACGTTGTTACCCTCGTTACCGATGAAAAAGATTATAACAATCGCTTCGGGCTACCCGATGATGTTAATTATAAGCATTATTTTACCGCTTCGGCTTTCCTTGGTGGAAGTAACCAACTTTATGTTGTAAGAACTGAAGATAGTACCAAGCTTTGTGCTGGTGCTACCGTTGGTCTTTCGGGATCTTCGCTTTCGGTACTTCCAACACCTAAAGCGGTTAGTTACTATCCTCTTTCATACGATTCAATTTCTGAACATGAAGCAATTGACGGAAATGTTAATTTGCTTGATAGTGAATCATTCCACGTATATGCCGTTGGAGCAGGAACTTATTATAACGGAATTAAAGTATCCATCCTTGGTGCGGAAGATTATGAGCTTTTGAAGCAATTTAAAGAAGAATTGTCACAAGCCGTATCATTTGACGAGATTACCGCAATTGCAACAAAGTGGTATACAGGAACACCCGCAACCACCGCAATTCCAGATGAAGGTAATTACTTATCCGATAAGCCTCTACTTAGAGACGAGTTGATAAATGCCGTTAAGAACTATGAAGTTAATACAAAGCTTCTTGCTGAGTATGTTTCGTTCGAAACAGGTCCCGCTGTTCAATATGACGATTCCACCGTACCACCAACCAAGCTTGGTATTTTAGATCAAGATAAGTTTGCTGTATACGTTTGGGATACTCAAGGAAACTTGGCAGAACAATTCCTTGTTTCAAAGAATAAGGATAGTGTTGACGCACAAGGAAGCAGAGATTTCGCACCATTAGTTATTAATGGTAGTAGTAACTATGTCTACTTCTTCGTAAATGGAAGCGAAGTTGGCGCTTCTGGGGTAATCATCCAATCAACCGGAAGATTCAACCTTATGAATGCCGATTCTCTTACTTCAAATCTTGGGCTTTTGACCGGTGAAATATCCGAACAATGGTTTGACAAATTCACCAACAAGGAAGAGTTGGAGATAGATATTCTCTTAGATCCAGACTACAATGATGACCTAAAGAGAACTCTTGACTACATTTCATCGCAAATCCGCAAGGATTGCTTTGCAATTTTAAGCATGCCTAACTCGAAGATGTTCAACGTCAATAATGAGAAGCCATATTCCGATGCTTACGCTAAGATGCGTGCATATGTTCAAGGCGGCGATCCACTTGGATCATTAAACATAAACTCATCTTATTCGGCAATCTACGGTCAATACTTCAAGATTTACGACCGCTATAACGAGAAGGATCGTTGGGTACCGGTTGCAGGGTATGTTGGAAGAACCATAGCAACCGTTGACTTCAACAATGCAAGGTGGTGGGCTCCCGCTGGTTTGAGTCGTGGTATCATTAGTGGCGTTAAGAAAGTTGCTATTAATCCTAACCAAGCTCAACGTGACGTTATGTACTCAAATAGAATCAACCCAATCCCAAGCTTCTTTGGTCAAGGTGTGGTTATTTGGGGTCAAAAGACACTTCAATCAACCGCAACAGCATTTGATAGAATCAATGTCCGTAGACTCTTCCTCCACATGGAAAGAAATGTTGAGAAGATGGCAAGAGCACTTATCTTTGAATTCAATGATGACTTCACAAGAACAAGGTTCACAAGTCTTACAAATGGATTCTTATCAGGAATCAAGGCACTTAGAGGCATAACCGATTATCAAGTTGTGTGTGATACCACAAACAACACGCCAGAGGTTATAGACAATAATGAGTTCGTTGCTGAGATTTTGGTTAAGCCAAATAGAGTAGCAGAATTTATTAGACTAACCTTTACCGCTGTTTCGACTGGAGTTAGCTTCTCCGAAGTTGTTGAGAGAAAGTAAACTAAAGAAATAAGCATAAACTCTAAAGGAGAAAAACAATGGCACTATCAGGAATTCAAAATGTAAAGCAATTTGGCCAGATCATAAGGGATATCTCACGCCCTTATCTCTTTCTCATTAGCATACCTTATCTTGACCGTGATGAGAAAGTAACTGCGTTTGCAAGAACTGCAAGCTTACCAGCATATAAGATAGGTGTTGTTGAAATACCTTTCCAAACTCAAAAGTGGCGTATCGCAAGTACGGCTAACTTTGACGGTAGCTGGCAAGTAGAGTTCTTATGTGACGAAGGCCACGCCATTCGCAACAAGCTTATGGCTTGGATGCAAAGAGCATACGATCCTTCGCTTTTAAGAAATGGTGCGCCAATAGAATATAAAGCTGATAATATTAGAGTTATCCAACTTGATCGCTCTTCACAAGCAGTAGTTCAATACCAATTCGTCGGTATGTTCCCATCTGAAGTTGGCGATATCAAGCTTGCACATGAAGGTGATGCTCCAGAGCAATTTAGTTGCACATTCACTTATGATTATTGGACTCTTGCTGGCGGTGCTTCATCCGCAAATGCGGATAGCTTCTTTATCGGTATTTCACTTGATACGGGAAATGGATCGCTTACTACAACAGTTGGTGGTACTATTGGTACAATAGCTGGTACATTTGGATTAACCGTACCAATTAGATAATAAGAAGTTTTAATATTTTCTTACGAAAATAGACTAGCTATGTTGGCTAGTCTATTTTTTTGAATAAAACTACAATATATGTTATAATAATACATTGAAGGAGGGATACTATGTCTAATATTTCCGTAGCCGATCTTAAGAAGATTTACGCACAATCTACTACTACTGCCCAAATGGATATTGAGCTTTGTTACTCAAGAAAGCACATTTTAGTTAAGCCATTAAAAGTAAAAGATAAAAAAGAGCTATTAAAGTCTATTGAAAGTAAAAATGAAATCATTGTTAATAGCGTACTTGATGATATCATTTCAAGATATGTTGAGACTTTAGATGGTAGTGATTTTGATCCTAGATCGTTGACCACCCAAGAAAGGCAACAAATCCTTGTCTATATTAGAGTTGCGAACGGTGAAGACGAATGTAAAATTGCTCACCAATGCCCAAAATGTGAATTTATTAATAAAAACATCGTATTTAAAACCGATAGTTTAAACTTAAAGATGTACGAAGGCGATCACGAAAATGTTAAAGTTAGTATTAAAAATGATAAATCAATAATTGTTCTTGAACTAGGTGTTGTCACTAGAAAAGATGAAATTGACGGAGAAGAATATATTAAGAAGAATAAGCTTAAAACGATGACAGATAAGCAATTCGTTATATTATCTACCGTTATTAAAAAAGTATTTATTCAAGTTGCAGGTGGTGAAGCCCAAGAGGTAGAATTAAAAGATATAGGAGATAAAGTATCGTTTATTGAGAATCTTCGTTCTCAAGACCTTAGACTAGTAACAGACTATGTAGAATCATTAAACTTCGGCGTAACTTTACCATTTAGCTTTAAATGCACGGCATGTGACCATGAATCTACCGAAGAGGTTAACGTAGCAGTTTTTTTTATCAGTTAATGACCTTTGATTTGGGGTATAGAAATACTATAAACCAAGTCATAGAGTTACTTGTGTGGGCAAATGGTCTAATAAACCTTGACCAAATCGATAATTGTGACCAACTTGAATTTGAAATGTATAGGGCATTTTTCAAGAAAAAGTACGAAGATGACAACGAACAACATAAGAAATTCGTTGAAAATACCTTTGAATTTGCTAATAAAGCGGTTGAGGTCATTTGCAAGA